ATTCTTTAATTGAGGTGAAGATAGCAGAGGAAGAAGATTTCTTAAAGATAAAAGAAACTCTTACTAGAATAGGAATCGCTTCACGTAAAACAAATAAATTATATCAATCTTGTCATATTCTTCACAAACAAAATAAGTATTATATAGTTCATTTTAAAGAATTATTTATTTTAGATGGAAAGACATCAGATTTTTCATTAGAAGATAAAGGCAGAAGAAACACTATAGTTAATTTATTACAAGAGTGGGAATTATTGAAAGTAGTAGATCCTGAAAAGATTAAGGAACCAAGAGCTACTATGAATCAAATTAAGATTGTATCTTTTAAAGAAAAAACTAATTGGGAACTTGAAGCAAAATATAATATAGGTAGAAAAAAGAAATAAGGATATACTATGAAATTATTTGAAATGTTTACACCTAAACCTAAAACTCCTGCTGAAGAAAAACTAGAAAAAGTAATTAATATGTTATTTCCTCCATTAGAATTACGTGAGGATAAGGAGGGAAGAAATTACCATATTGATTATTCAGTAGATGCTAATCTTGAAGCAGCGTTAAATGACCTAGAGGAGGGATTCAATGATGAGGCCTCTAGGAAGACAATAAAGGGGGTAGCAGACCGTCTTTTTGAGGTTAGGCAGTATCTAGAGGTGATGAACGAACTGAACAAGAAAGCTGAATATTTGCTCGTTGATGACCCCAATGATTTTGACCCTGAGAGTATAAAACCTTCAACATAGCCCTTGACATCTCCGACGCAAGATGCTATATATACTCTCGTAAACAAGGAGATACCAATGAACTGGATTACAATTCAATTTCAAGATGTTTCAGGTAATTGGCGTGGTATCACTCAAACTCAAAACATTCCAGCAATGATTTTGAGTGAAATGAAATCCGTTCAGTCTAACTATCCGAACTCTAGGGTTCGTGCTGTAGATTCTTCTGGACGTATTGTTGATATACTTTGATGTTAGTATATCAATATAACTAGTAACATCAAATTAAAAAAATGGAGAAGTGAAATGAATACAGGTGTAGAAAAAGTTCTTAATGCTCTAACTTCTGGTCAAGCTTTAACAACTAAACAAATTAGTGCACGTTATGGTTTGGCTAATCCACGTGATGCTATTTATACCCTTCGTAATGAAGGATATTCTATCAATCTCGTAGAAACGGTAGATGCTAAAGGACGTACATCTCGTAAATATCAAATGAGTAATGCTAAAAAGCGTTAATCATACATAAATAAAATGAAAGGCGAGATAATCTCTCGCCTTTTTTTGTGTATAAATATTCTTAAAAAGATAAGATTATGATAATGAATATTAAAAAATTAATAGATGATTTTCTTAAAACAGAGGTTGATTATTTATTTGACAAATTAAATTTATTAGATAAAAGGATAGAAGATATGAATGGTGCCATAGTTTTGTTAGCAGAACAGATATCAAAGACACAACAAGTACAATTAAAAACAATTGATTTAATTACAAATTTATTATCACAAATTCAATTACAAAAAGAGAACGAAAAAGCATTATTAGAATTAATAGATAAATTAAAGAAGACAACTGATTCTTTATCAGAAATAACTAACTCACCTATTATACAAAATAAAATTACTGAGTAAATATTTCTATTACTTTATTAACATACATTCCTCTATCTTTTACGAATAGCTGTGGTTCTTCATGATCCACAGCTATTATTATGGCAATTTGAGGAATTTTAATTTTATATAAAGATTCAAACATCATAGAATAAATTGTTGATTGAAGAAAATAGTTTTCAATCCATTCTTCTTTTTTAGTTTTACGTGATGTTTTGAAATCTATTATTGATGGTGTACCATTAAATTCAGCTACTAGATCAGTTTTGCCTGCTGCTTTTAATGATTTAGAAAATAATGGTAGTTCTACACCATATATATTATCAATATTATTATCTATAATTTCTTTAATTGTATTAAATGTATCTATATTTGAAGGCATTTCTTTCTTATAGATATCTTTCTCATTGAGAAGATATCGTTCAGCTATACCATGTACAGATGTACCTCTCCTGCCTGCTTGAACAGTGATTTTGGTAGCTTCATCTTCCCCTACACGTTTACGCCACTCATACAAAGCAGTCTTATCAGTTTTCTCTGATAAGACTGTTGTAACAGATTTGAATTTTTCACCAGATGGTAAGGCATAATATCTTTTGCCATCTATCATCTGTTGTTTCAGATCTATGGGATCAACTAATTTATGTAAGAAGGTTTTTCTCATGCTATAATGTTCATTCTATCTTTCTGTATAATATATTCTTTTACCAAAGCACTTCTGACTATATCATTAGCATTAAAATCGACGAAAGTAAATTGTTTCATATTCTGAATTATTTTAATAAAATCATGTAAACCATTACGTTCATGATCTTTAGAAAAGTCTGATTGTCTGAAATCTCCACAGAATATGATTTTACAATTTTTACCTATTCTTGTTATAACAGAATCTAACTCATGTAAAGTACAATTCGCCATTTCATCTACTATAATAATAGAATCATTAAAGGTTATTCCTCGAATAAATGAAGTAGTAGTGAATTCTACAATGTTTTTCATCTTCAAATATTCATAGGAATCTGAACGATCAAAAAGCTCCGTACAAATTGCATAGTACGGAGCTTCATAAACTTTTGATTTTTCTTTAGAATTTCCTGGAAGAAACCCCATATCTCTTGTAGGAACTACAGATCTGATAATGTATAATTTTTTGTATATAGAGTTTTCATTTAATATTTCTCTAAGAGATAAGTATAAAGATATGAAACTTTTTCCTGTTCCTGCAATACCATGCAGCATAAGATTTTTGCCTTGATCAAAGGCAGAATAAACTAATTTTTGATTATGTGTTAAAGGTTCTATATGTTTTAATTTAAAATTAAGTTTATTATTTTGTTCATTTTGATTTTGTCTAATGAGTCTTCTTTGTTTTTTTGAAATTTTTTTAGTATCCATTAAACCTCTTTAAAATGTATTAATTGTGCTCTTTGTAATTCCTTTAGAATGTTTCTTTTTCATATCTTTAAGAAGGTCACGAAATCCTGAATCAGGTTTTTTCAAACCTGATCCAGAATGAATTAAAGGTGCACCATTGACCAATTGAGTAATGTGAGGGTTATCACGAAGATAACCATCTAATGAAGAGATAGACATAAACTCTTCATATTCTTCATTTGTTTGATTATTTAAAAATCTATATGTTGGCAATTATTGTCTCCTATACATCATCATCATATTCCATGAGTTTCCTAATATCTTTAGTTTTAATAGCAGCATTTAATCTTTTTTGACGACGTTTATGTTTCCTTTCTTCATTATATTTAGAGAAAGAAATTTCTTCGTCTTGATCGTAATGATCTGAATTATAGCGGGTATTTTTTGATTTACTCATTTGGGATTAGTCCTGGAAAAGCCTCTTTTACGTGGAATGATGTGATGCCATTAAAGGGTAGCTTTTTTTCTTTGATAGCACAAAGAAGTTCAGCATCTTTAGGGGCAACTGCTTCTAGTAATTCTATGAACATCATCTCCCTTTTTGTTTGAGGAAGTTCATGGAATCCTTCAATGAAGTACAAGATTTTCCTTACTTCATTGATTAGTATATGCTCTTGATCAACTAATTCATTAGGTTTATATGGAGGTGTTCCTTCTGGAAGCAACCATTTTACCTTTGGATCAAAAGCACCTTGTAGAATGACACGCAATACATAACTATCATTTGCTTTTAGAGCATCAATCTTCTCCTGTGTCTTTCTAAGCTTACCTACTTTTTCTAAAAATTCAGAGACTGCTACTTGTGGCATTTAAAACTCCATCATATGTTCAGTTAGATTTTTAAGTTTATTTGAAATAAAATAATTTAATAATTTAGACCTATCTTTAATAGGTTGATTATTAAATTCGTACATTACTTTTTCTTGGATATTTTGTGGAACCATAGATAAATCAATTAGTTGTCTATTACGATCATAGTTTCTCTGAACTGTTTCATCATCTATCACTTCCATGAGTTTGTCAAGTCTTTTCTTGGTGATGGGTTTTTGTCTTTCACCAATAACTAAACAATTATCAGAAGATAGAACATTAGGAATACCATCACCAAAGTCACCTTTGATGATAT